ATGACAACCTTGCCTTTATTACCAGCCAAGGCGAAGTCGTCGTCTTTCGCGGCACCGACCCGGCCAGCGCGGCCACATGGGCCTTGATAGGCGTTTGGAACGTAGGTTCGCCCGTTGGCGAGCGCGTCATGCTCAAATATGGCGGCGACCTGTTGGTGCTGACATATGACGGCTTGTTGCCATTCGCCGCGTCCCTGCAATCCAGCCGCCTAGACCCCCGTGTGGCCCTATCTGACAAGATACAGGGCGCGATCACGGCGGCGACGACCCAGTATGGCGGAAGCCACGCTGATGTCGGCTGGCAAATTTATGCCACTGCCAAGTACAACGCTGTTTGGATCAATGTCCCGGTTGCTGACGGCCAGCAGCAGCAATATGTGATGAACAACATCACAAAGTCATGGTGCCAATTTGTCGGATGGGCAGCATATTGCTGGGAAACGCTTGGCGAGGAACCGTATTTTGGCTCAGACGGCTATGTCGGCCATGCTTGGGATGACAATTACGCTGACAATACCAGCAATATCACCACCACCACGCTACAGGCGTTCAATTACCTAGGCGCCCGCGGCGTTAAGAAGTACTTCACCCGCGCTAGGCCCAGCATTTTCACCAATGGCGATCCGACCATCAGCGTGGGCATGAATATCGACTTTGATACGTCCGATACCACGGCTCCTGTAACATTTACAGGCTCGGCCTATGGCATCTGGGACGCGGCGACAAGCACTTGGGATACGGCCCTGTGGGGCGCTGATCTGGCGATCCAGAACACATGGCTTGGCATTACGGGCATTGGCTATTGCGGAGCGGTCCAGATGAAGACGGCCAGCAGCGGCATTCAGATACAATGGGCTTCGACAGATGTGGTGTATCAGACCGGATGGGCTGGCGTATAGAAAGCGGGCCGCACATCGGGCGATGGGTGGCGGATAGAATTGATGGCGGCCTGACTGAAAGGTCAACCGCCATAGGACTTATAAAGAACGAGAGGATTGTAGCAGGCATCATTTACGAGAATTGGAATGGCCAGTCTTTAATGGCCCATATAGCAGCCGAAGGGCGTTTTACGCCAGCCTATGTGGGAGCCATATTCGACTATGCTTACAATGTTTGTAATGTGCATAAAGCTATAGTCCCGGTTTGGAGTACGAATATCAGAAGTGCCAATATGGTAAAGAAAATGGGCTTTACCGAAGAGGCTAGAATTAAAGATGGATGTCCCAACGGGGATATAATCATTTACACGCTTAAGAAAGCCGATTGCAGGTTTTTAGGAGACAAGTATGGGAAAAAGTACACCAGCAGCGCCGACGCCTCCTGATTATGCGGCGGCAGCTCGGGCGCAGGGCACTGAAAATATTGCCACTGCGCGTACTCAGGCTAGGCTGAACACGCCTAATACCTATACGCCATACGGCAGCCAGACCGTAAGTTTTGGCGCTCCGAAGGTAGATCAGGCTGGCTATGACCAGGCCATGCAAAACTATCAAAGCCAGCAGGGCCAGCAGGACGAATATGGCAACTACTACGGCGGCGCGGCCCCAGACATTGCCAATTATACCACGGCTGGAGACTCTGACACTCCGACCATTAGGCAGACATTAAACCCTAATGCCCAGGCGGCATTGGACGCTCAGCAGCGCATTCAGAGAGGCTTGTCTGAGACAGCCGAAACTGCTGCGTTGCCGACAATCCAAGGAGCCTTGCAGAATAAGTTCGATACGTCCGGTTACAATCTTCAGACTTCTCTTGGCCCGCAGATGCCGGTCAATTATGGACCTGCCATGGGCCAGTACGGCATGGCCGGCAGCGTTGACCCCAGGGCCTATGGTCAGGCTGGTGGCGTCAATGCTGACCAGTACGGCAATCTAAAGACCGGCGCTGATATGTCCGGGGTGGCTAGAATGCCGGTCAATGCGGGCATGACAGGCCAGCAAGCCATTATGAACCGCCTCCAACCACAGCTTGCCCAGCAGTCTGCTGCTACTGCCCAGCGGCTTGCTAACCAAGGCATCACGCCTGGGTCTGAGGCGTATAACAACGCTATGCGCGAGCAAAGCCAGGGCCAGAACGACCTGCTCAGTCAGGCTGCCTTGCAGGGCATTGGCCTTGACATGAGCGCCAACCAGCAGGGCTACGGTCAGGCTATGGGTCAGGCTGGGCTGTACAATCAGGCTCTTGGACAGGGCTTTGGTCAGGCTGTTGCGGGTCAGCAGCTTGGCAATCAGGCCATAGGCCAGAATTACGGGCAAGGCATAAGTTCCCAGAACCAAGCCAATGCCGCCATGGGCCAGAACTACGGTCAGGCCGGGACATCGGCTGGGCTGTATAATCAGGCCGCTGCCCAGCAGTATAATCAAAACCTTGGCGCGGCTCAGTTCGGCAATCAGGCCCAGCAGCAACGGCTCCAACAGAACTTGGCCCTACGCAATCAGCCTCTGAATGAAATTATGGGCCTGATGTCCGGCTCTCAGATCCAGACGCCTCAGTTCCAGAATTACATGGGCGGCGGTAATATCCAAGCCGCGCCTGTTTTCCAAGGCGTCCAGCAGCAGGGTCAGGCTGCCATGGATCTTTATGGCCAGCAGATGGCGGCGGCCAATGCTCAAACTGCCGGCATGTATGGCCTAGCCGGGTCTATCGCTGGCGCGGGGGCAAAGATGTACGCTTCCGATAGGCGCTTGAAATCTAATATTGTGCGCGTCGGCACCCATCCGTTGGGCATTGGCATCTACGAATATGATATCTTTGACCGTCGCGAGCGCGGGGTCATGGCCCAAGAAGTTGAGAAGGTCAGGCCAGAGGCCGTTGGCGAGCATCCTGATGGGTACAAGATGGTTAACTACGCGGCTTTGGCCTAAGGATCGGAAATAACATGGCATATACATTAGACGATCTTACTGGTATCCCAAGCGGAGTTTATAACCGGCTTAAGCAGAAGTTTGTCAATCTTACTACGCCGGATGCGGAATTCGCTGATTTGCCTTACGAGGCCCAAGCGGCGTCAATAGAACGCCGGCAGAAGCTGGCTGATTTGTTGCAGCAACAGGCTAGGTCACCCATTGAGATCCAGAGCTATAAGGGCATCCAAGCCCCCATTGCCACAACGGCTGGTCTGGCCAAGATCTTAGACTCCGCCATGGCCGGCTATGAGGAAGGCGACACAGCAACCCAAGCTAAGGAAGCGGCAAAGTCTCAGGAGGCTGATACTAAGTATACGCTTGGCGAAGTTGAGAAGGCGACAAGCCCGGCTTACCGCACAACGCCAGTGACTAGCGGTACATTGGCCGATATCCCCGGCGCTAGTACATCGGCTGGCGATATTACTGCCATGCCCGCAGGGACAGCCGTGCCTGATACGTCTGGTTATGACGCCCAGGCTGAAATGGCCAAGATCCCTAGCGCCTTTGGCAATCGCCAGGCGCTGGGTAGCGGTTATACCGGGCTTTCCGGTCAGTCCGTGCAACAAGGTTCGCGTCAGGATCTGGCCAAGGCTTTGCTTGGTTCTAGGATCTCGTCCTTACGCAATGCCGGCCTGACAATGGCGACCACGCCTGAGAAGCTTTATGAGATCGCTCGCGGCGGTAAGCTTGTCACAGGCTCCGGCGAAGTGCGCGGCGTGGGTGCGCCAGCGCCATTATCGCAAACTGCTCCGTCACTGCAAACGATCATGAAAAATGGCGTATTAATACAACAACGGTATGATCCTGCTACTGGATCATTTGTTGAAGTCGGAAGAGGCCCGCGCAGCATTGCACAGCCGCGAGTGCCTAAAGAGCCTACGAAGTATACCGTGACTATAAACGGCAAGGATTATCTCATGACAGCTGAAGAGATAAAGGCTCAGCAGAATAAGGGAGTATACCCGAAGATCCGCACGCCTAATATCCTGCAAGAGCTTTTAGCCGGCTTTCAGCCACAACAGCCGCCCCAGCCTGGCGTTTGGGGGACTGCCGCCACCGTGCCACAGGCGGAAGGTGAATAAATGGCTACATACCGGATTGCCGCGCCCGATGGTAAAACATATCAAATAACTGGCCCTGATGGGGCCAGCAATGATGATGTGCGTGCCGAAGTAATTAGGCAAAACCCGCAGTTGGCCGGTACTAATAAAACTACCCAGGAAAAGACATCTACCGGATCAGCCCTACTACATGGCGCTGAGCGGGGATTTTTGCCTAGCCTTGCTGGACTAGGCGGCGCAGCCGGCGGGGCTGCATTCGGCGCTGGGCTGGGTGCGTTTGGCGGCCCTGTAGCCCCAGTGACGGTCCCAGTCGGGGCTGTTATAGGCGGCTTGCTTGGCGGTATTGGCGCTGGATACGGGACCAATGTGGCGCAAGATTATGCCCTTAGTAAAGCGCCACGTCTTGCTAAGTATATTGGCCAGGACGAAGAGACGCGCCGGTTAGAGGCAGAGAAGCATCCGTATGCTTCTTTTGCAGGCGAAATAGCCCCGCTAGCTTTGACAATGAGTCCCAGGCTGGGCGCGCCAGTGCTTCGCGCAGGCGCTGGAGCTTTTGAGCGCATGATGTCCAAGCCTGTTGTCGGCAGGGCTTTCGGCGGTACTCTGAATGCTGGGCTGGAAGCAGGCAGACAAAGCCAACAAGGACAGCCTCTTGATCCGTATAAGATTGCCATGGCAGCAGGCACGGGTGCTGTATTTGTTAAGCCAAACCGTGCAGGCCGGGTAATCACCAGCGGGGCTGAGCGCGTGGTCGGCGCTATCCCAGGCATGGGCGCTCGCGGGCCGCGTCCTGCGCCTGCTGCAGCGCCAGACGAAGAACTAACCATACCTGGCGAAGCGCCGGTTGAGCAACAGCCAATTAATATCAATGAAGTAATTTCCCAGCCTAAAGTAGCCAGGCCGCAGGAACAGACGGCTCTTACATTGCCCACGATTATGGGCTTGGTGCAGAAGCCGGACGGTTCGCTGGGCACCCAGCCGATTACGCCTGAAACCATGGCCGCGCCGAATGATTTCCAAGCACAGTTTGACGCAGACATGGCCAGCCGAGGGCTACAAAAGCCGCCGGCGTCCATGCCTGCAGCCATGGCCACAGAGCCGCAGATCAGTATGCCTCCACCAGGCGGCGTGCCTCCCGGTGGGACAGTCCCGCCTGGTGCTGTGCCTCCCAGCGGGGCCGGCCCGAAAGCCCCGACGCCGCCCGGCAAATACGCGGCCAGCATCAATCTGGAACGCTTTGACACGCCTGAAGATGTCAAGAACATCGTCCGCCAATCAGCTGATCGGAACGATCAGTGGTGGGAAGCCCGGCGCGGCAAGATGACATTCGAAGATATTAAGGCGGCTGCCGAAGAAAGCGGGGTCACGCCTGAAACAATTGGCCAGATGAAGCCGGGCGAGATTTTGAACGCAG